GTTTCTGTCCTCAGGTGAAATCCGATGCGTGACCCGCGAGGGTTGAATAACATGGGCGAGAACGTAGTGCGTGGGCACGCGTATCTGGCTGAATGGGGTAAGTGGTGCCGTCAGCACCCGGGCGCGTGGCCGAAGAGGACTGTGATGGGCCGGATTATCGAGGAGGGTCCGGGCAGTGGAACATCGGGGATACGGCCAGTAGTAATCCCGGAGCGCGTTCTGTTACTCGATCGAGTAGTAGCGCAATTGCCACGTAGCCCAAGGGCCGTGGTACGAAATTTTTACTTGAAAGGTGGGAGGGATGAACATTGTGCAAAACGTATGCGCATGAAAATTAGCCGGTTTAAACGGCTGTTACGACGTGGCCGGCTGGCTGTATTTGCAATAATGTCCGCTGAGAATATAAATTTTACAATCAAAGTCAAATAGCCTATTGTTGGCGATGGTACAACTTGATCCCTACACGAGAACGAATCCGGCCCTGGCGCCGGTTTTTTTTATGCGCAAGAAGAGAACCACGCCGAAGAAAGTGTCGAAGAACGGAAAGCCCTTGGGCCGACCGGACTCGCATCCGTTTGATCCGGTGATTGCGGACCGAGTTGTTGCTGAACTGACCGAGAAGAGTTTGCGCAAGATCTGCGAGGCTGATGATATGCCCTCGCGCATGATCATCGTCGGCTGGATGCTCAACAACGACGAGTTCTCCGCCAGATGTGCGCGGGCCCGGGTTGAACAAGCTGATTACATGGATGATCTGATCATCGATGCTGCTGAGCGAACAAACGCGCAGAATGCGAACGCCCAGCGCGTCAAGATAGGCGCGTATCAGTGGAGAGCTGCACGATTGAAGCCGAAGCGCTACGGCGATAAGCTGGACTTGAACGTTGCAGGGCAAGAAGACGGTGTGCCGATCCGCACCCTCGCGATCACTGCCACTGATCCGGTCGAGGCCGCTCGTATGTATCGCGAGATGGTGAAAGCGGATGATGCGTAATGGTCACGGCTCCGGCCTGGTTCGATTGGAAGAAACCGGATTATGTCCGGACCTTCAAGAGTCGCGAGAATCGTCTGCGCTGGCTGCGCGAGGATCGGCCTAAACGTTTACCTGCGGCTAAAGCGTATTACCGTACGCATATCGCGCAGTTCATCACGGATTGGGGCGTTACTACCGATCCTCGCAACGTCGACGTCGATTTGCCTGCTCTGATCCCGTTCGTATTGTTCCCTCGCCAGGAGGAGTGGATCGAGTGGTTCTTTCGCCGTTGGAAGGGCCGCGACCCCGGGATGACGGAGAAATCTCGAGAATCCGGGCTGTCCTGGCTAGCGGTGGCGACTGCGGCCAGTGTCTGTCTGCTGAATGACGGCGTGGCAGTGGGATTCGGCTCTCGCAAGCAAGAGTACGTCGATCAGGCTGGATCGCCGAAGTCTCTACTCGAGAAGGTTCGGATATTCATCGAACACCTACCTTCTGAGTTTCGTGGCACATGGCAGCGGGACCGGCACGGCGCCCAGATGAAGATCATATTCCCGGACTCGCACTCGTTTATCGGTGGCGAGATCGGTGACGAAATCGGCCGTGGCGATCGTACGGCATTTTACTTCGTAGATGAGGCGGCGTTTCTGGAGCACCCAGAACTGGTGGACTCATCTTTGAGCCAGACCACGCGCTGCCGCATCGATATCTCGACGCCGAACGGAATGGCCAACACCTTCGCGCAGCGCAGGTTTAGCGCTGAGTATGACGGGACTGATCGGTTGTTTACGTTCCACTGGCGCGATGATCCGCGCAAGGACGAGGCCTGGTACCGAGGCGAGTGCGGCAAGTGGTCCGAGCAGGTTATCGCTCAAGAGATCGATATAAACCACGCGGCTAGCGTCGAAGGCGTCGTAATCCCGTCAGCTTGGATTCAGGCTGCAATTGGGGCTGATGCGAAGCTAGGTATCGAATGCACCGGCGGGGGTTTCGCAGCTCTGGACGTAGCTGATGAGGGGCGCGACGCGAATAGCCTGGCAATGCGCCGCGGCGTTAAGCTGATAAACCTCCAGAGTTGGTCTGGGGCTGGCAGTACGATCTTCAAGACCGTGAAGAAAGTGTTCGGTCTACTGGATGAGTGGGGCCAGGACTCGTTCGATTACGACGCAGATGGTCTGGGCGCAGGCGTTCGTGGCGATGCTGAGCAGATCAATGAGGCACGCGAGAAGGAAGGTATACTCAGGGTCACTGACATGCCCTTCCGCGGTAGCGCAGCTGTCTATCGCCCGGAAGGCGAGATGGTGGCCAAGCGCAAGAACAAGGACTACTTCCAGAACCTGAAGGCGCAAAGCTGGTGGGCACTGCGACTGCGCTTCGAGAAGACTTACAAGTGGGTCGTCGAGGGTGAGGCGTGCGACCCTGATGAGATCATCGTTATCGACCCAGCATTGCCGGAGCTAACTGCATTGACCATGGAGTTGAGTCAACCGACATGGGAAAAGAACTTAGCCGGCAAGATCGTGATCAACAAAGTACCGGACGGCGCCCGGTCTCCCAACCGCGGCGATTCGGTCATGATCTTATACAACCCGTCTACGCGTCATCTGGCTCTCATGGCCAAGCTCGCAAGCTAATCGATCGAGATTCAGCTCGTAAGCAAAAACTGAAGCGCTTCTTTACTGGCGATCCGTGCCGTCACGGCCACGTGACCGAGCGCTATGTCGTCAACCGGCAGTGCGTCATCTGCGCGGCTCTCTTCCAAGAGGGTCGGCTCAGCGTTCCTGAGCGTCACAGCGATTATAAGTGGCCACGTCCGGGCAAGAAGATCAACGTCACCTGGGACTTTAATCACCTCACCGAAGCACAGAAGGCCATCTGGTACATGCGAGTAGACGTCATCAAAAACGGGAAGCAGAAGAAGCACCGTCATCACCCGCTGGATGAACCAGCAATATTGATCGCTCGCCGTGGCATCTAAGACGACACGTGCGGCGATACGTCGCGCCGCGGCTATGCAACCGATCCGCACTGCCGATAGCTTTCAGAACTTTATAGCCCGCGTCGGCCATGGCACTGGCAACCAGGCAGACGGCGCGCACTACGGTTTTAATCCGGTCACGCGTAATCGCCTGCAGATGGAGTGGGTGTACCGCGGATCTTGGGTCGCCGGCCGCGTGGTCGACGCCGTTGCTCGCGACATGACGCGCGAGGGCGTAGATCTGAACACCTCGGCGGACAGCACTGACGTTAAGCAGTTCGATAAGGGCCTAGCGCGGCTCAAGGTCTGGAAGCAACTGTGCGAGAATCTGAAGTGGGCGCGGTTGTATGGCGGGTCGTGCGCTTTCTTAATGATCGACGGGCAAGATCCGGCCACACCTCTGCGTCCGGAGACGATTCGCAAGGGCCAGTTTAAGGGATTACTTCCGATGGACCGCTGGCTGCTCCAGCCCTCCTTGCAGGAACTGGTGGAAGATTACGGTCCGCACTTCGGGAAACCTAAGTTCTATCAGACCGTGCCGGACTCGATGGGCATGCCGCTACTGACGATCCACTACTCGAGAATGGTTCGCATGGACGGAGTCGAACTCCCCTACTGGCAGAAGATCGCCGAGAATCTGTGGGGCCAGTCGGTGCTCGAGCGCATGTGGGACCGGCTGCTGGCGTATGACTCGACGACTACAGGTGTCGCTCAACTGGTGTACAAAGCGCATCTGCGTACACTGTCGATCGAGAATCTGCGCGATTACATCGGTCAGGGCGGCAAAATGATGAACGGTGTACTCGCACAGATTAATATGATCCGTGCTATGCAGACTAACGAAGGGATGACTGTCATCGATGCCACCGATAAATTTGAGACACACTCTTATACCTTCGCCGGACTCGACGCCGTGCTCATCCAGTTCGGAGAGCAGCTCTGCGGAGCAGTTGAAATCCCGGCTGTCCGATTATTTGGGCAGTCTCCAGCCGGATTCAACAGTGGTGACTCCGATCTTCGGTCATACTACGACTCGATCAAGCAGAACCAGGAAGCCGACTTAGGCCCGCAGATCGAGACGCTGTATCGCGTCGCCTGGCTGTCCGAGTTTGGGAATGAGCCGCCTCAAGATGACTTCGACCTCGAGTTCGAGCACTTGTGGCAGATGGACGAAGAGCAAAAGGCCGGCGTTACTAAGACTACGGCCGAAGCGATCCTGGCCGCGTACGAGAAGCAGGTTATTGACCGAGCCTGCGCGATGCGAGAGCTGAAGAAGTTGGGCCGCGAGGTCGGAACGTTTACACTGATCAAGGAAGAGGATATCACTGAGGCAGAAGCAGATCCGCCACCGACGCCCGAAGC